CCTATTCATTCGGAATCTTAATGTTTTGTTAGTACTATTAGGAATAGTTAAATCAAAATCAAAGCTTGCAGCAGTACTTCCGGTAGCGGTATAATTAAAAATCTGATTTGTAGTTTTATTAATCACATTGCTTAAAGAAGTATTGATAGGTGTTCCTGTTACTCCTGACCCCGTAATATCACCTAATAAAGAAACAGTATTGACCGGTAAAACAGAGTTTACGTACTCTACTACGAATATCTTGTTAGCGGCGTCTGTGTCTGCGTCAGGAGTCGCAACATTAGAGATTCTGTTATTATTAACATTTATATTTTTATAGAATAAAAATTGATCCGAACTGTTTTCATTAAAAGTCATTAAAAAACTTCCAATTATACCGGAATTTTGCTGATTTTGTTGATATTCTAGAGAACTTAAATGAAACGTCCCATTAATATTACTAGAGTCAGAAAAAAAACCTGCTCTATATCCCTTCTCCTGAATATTGAGTAGATCGAGGTCTAAATTAATGACATTAGATTCTATCGGTAATATATTTTCTAATCTCAAAATTCCATTAGGATATTCAAATAAAAATCTTTGTGTATCTCCTAAGATTTTTAAATTCGGTTTTATACCTCCGACAATTACAGTGGTTGCCATATTACCTCCGTATCATCGTTTAATAAATCCCAACATATTTGCAATGATTTATCTTCTACGTAACTTTCATCGCTAAGAGTCTGCCACGTTACTCCATCATAATACTCGAGCTTAACAATTTGCTGAGCTTGTGGTTTTTGTTTTGTTAATATTCTTTTATTTTTGCTCATTTTAAATTTCTGTATTAAATCTTAAAGTACCGGGTAATGGATTGTTAGGACGCTCGGATGTAGAGCCGCCAGGCATTGTAATACCTGCATTACCTGGTATAATAGGATTAGGTGCAATGCTAATTGTGGCTATGTTATTATTTACAGTAACTATTATTTGATTAGCGCTGCCCTCAATGCTTACAATATTGTTTTCCGATAATTCGGCAAAAACAATGTTATCCGTACCGACAGTTGCAACGGCTCCGGTAAGCATCCAAGCAGTTACGGCATTTACTGTTCCGCTAATTATGTTAATTACATCACCTCTAACCATTTGAGACGGAGAATCAAAGTCGGCAGCTCTTGTTAATACCCAGTTAGTTGTAGTAGAACCGATATTAGTTACTATATATATTCCGTTTTGCAAAGCAGCTGTCTGATCTTTAACTAGGACTCTATTACCTTCAGCTAAAGCAACTCCATCAATAACAAGTGCGGTTTGCGTTCCTGAATTAGTTAAAGTAGCTCCCGTCCCATTAGTACCATTTGCATAAATAGCTGTTAAATTACTAATAGTTCCTACTAAACAGGCAGGTATCGTAGCAATGTTATTTAACACCCAATCTTCAGTTGCTAAAGTAAACCAGTTTATTCCATCGGTAAATTCAGGTTTTCCGGTAGGTGTCGGTAATGGCGCTTTTAGGTTATGGTCATTTAAGTTATTGCTCATGTTTTCTCTTTTATTTTTCTTAATAAATTTTACCATAAAATCAAAGTGAAGTGTTAAACCTGATCATTCCAGGAATTAGCGCATTCGGTCTTTGCATGCTGTTACCTGCCGGCATAGTCATTGAGCTGTTACCGGTAAATACCGGATTAGGTTTAAACGTAGTAACAATCGGCATACTTAATAAGCCACCACCGCTTACGTCTCCCTGCAGAGTTAATCCGGTATTTAAAAGGGTGTTTAAATAGGCTTGAGCTTCGTTTGCGCTGTTTGCTGCGTTATCAGCGGAAATGTTAGCGTTAGAAGCAGAAGCAGCGGCATTTGAGGAAGAATTTGCGGCACTATTTGCCGACTGCTGAGCATCAGAAGCCGAACTTGATGCACTAGTTGCTGAAATTCCCGCAGCTAAAGCAGAAACAGTAGCTGCAGCAGCGGCAGCCGTAGCTTCTACCGCTGACCCTGATGCTTCTACTGCCGCCGCCGATGCTTCTACTGCCGCCGCCGTAGCCTCTGCTGCTGCTGCCGTAGCTTCTGCCGCCGCAGCCGTAGCTTCTACCGCTGACCCTGATGCCTCTGCTGCTGACGCTGCTGCTTCTTCTGCTGATAACGCCGCCTCCTCTGCTGATGTCGCCGCTTGCTCTGCATACTGCTGGCATTGCTGCTCTATTTCTTCTAACTGCTGAATAGTTGCATAATCCTCGCCGGCAATTGCAATTGCAAAAGCTCCGCCGGCAACAATCTTGGCCATTCCTATCCCTAGTTCCTCTAAAACCTGTGCTTCAGGTAAATTGACATTCGGAGTTTTTATTATGTAAGTAGCATCGGTTGGAGCAAGGTTTAATTGGACTTCTACCGGTCTATTTGCTGCGTCCCCTTGCCAGACCCTCCCATCAGTTAAGGAGGGTAGATTTGCAATATTTATAGTTTGCCGTGCTTCCGGCACGTTATTTAAACCACCCATCAATAGTTGATTCTCTAGGATGGTAGCTGCTACGATCGCTCCTGTTCCTGCGCTGCTTGTCTGCATCCAGGAACCGCTAGGGAGATTTGATAGAAATTGTGAACCCGGCATTAATGTTTGTAGTACGCTGTTACCTTTTCCAAGAATAAAATTAGCGCTAAAAAACCTGAAATTAATTAAGGCAATATCTCCTTCTAACACTAATAAGGCATCAGATTCTTCCGGTCTGTTGCTATCAGTGCCGTGCCAGATTTTACCTCCTGAAATTGTAATAGGGTTAATCGGATCAAGAGGATTAGGCACGTTAATGCTTGTAGTTCCTAAATTTGGTAGGTTATCAATGGTAATGGTTTGCTGCGCTGTGGCAATATTTGAACTATTACCTATAAATAATTGACCTGAAGGCAAGGCGGTACTTAAATAATCTTCTCCAGGGATAGCAATTTGTATAACACCGTCATTGTTCTTCATTAAACCATTATTTAGCTGATTTAAGGCTTGAGCGTTTGGAAGATCGATACTTGGTTGCTGCAAGATATATGTAGCATCCTTTGGTGCTGATCCTCCGCTGGCATCGATAAACGATAGAATACCATTGCCATTTGTTGCTAGTACTTGCCCGTCAGTTCCATCCTGCAGCGGTAATCTCCAGATGGTGTTCCCGGTTAGATTACCGGCGGTAAAGCCGACATAATAATCATTAGAAGGATTACTCCATTTTAGCCTATTAGTAATAATATCTTCAGTATTAGTGATGCTCGCAGAGTTAATACCGGTTGCATATATTGTATAAAGCTCAGCAGTACCGCCGGTAATAACAGGAGACAAAATACTTTCAAAACTAGCCTCTTTTGCATATAAATAGTTAATTGGAGTGAGTCCTTCACCTCTATTAGCTAGCGCTATAAAAGCTGCTTTTTCTCTATCAAAACCCGGATTAAAATTATTAGCCATTACTTTAGAACTTAATTTGGTGCAACGATTCCAAACGCTCTCGTGCGTCTATATTGCTAACACTCTGACCGGCAAAATCAGGTAAAACAGGAGGTATATCATCACTTGTAAAGTTGATATCTTCTAAAATAACAGGCGAGCTATTACCAGTTGCCTCAGGGCCTTGCGGGGTCTCTATCCCAAATGGGCGAGGATTTTGTACGGCTTTCGGATCACCTTTTATTTGCGGTGGTCTATTCTGCTCGTTTGGCTCATCAACAAAAGGACGCCCGACTATTGCTCCTGTCCAGACTAACTGATTCCCTCGCCATTCATATTGTTTAACTAAATCAGACCTGCTAAAAGGAAACCCTGAATAATCACAAGTTCCAATAGGTTCAATTACGTCCTTTCTAACGTAATCTCCCATTTGCGTATTTACAGGGATAACTTTTAAGCTAGTCACTATACACCTCCAGTTTAAGCGGTACTTCCGTTGTATTATTAATCACTGCTGGATTTAAAGTTTCCTGATATCTAATTTTTAAGCCTTCTTCTTTTTCAGGAGCGTATTGTGCTGCTAGCATGCTAGCGAGTCCGTATATTAGAGGAGTATAAAAATATGATGGGATATCTATACTTTGCGTGTAATTCTCTAGCGTTTCTATACTACTTTGACCGCTATACATTATTAAATTATACATTGGAGCAGCAGTCTGCCAAATGTAGAGGGATGGAGTCCGCTGGTAATCAACGTAGTAAATAGTAGGTCTACCGATTTGTGATTTGTTGGGATAGGTTAAATATTCATATCTGGATACCTCGCTCATTGTAGTATCCTGGCTTATACTATTAAAATAAAGCTCTTCAATATCGAGTGTGTATCCTCCTGTTTCTTTAATTCTATATGCCCTTGCATAAATTGGATCAGGTACATAAAACCATGAAATTACATGTGCTTGATATGGATATAATGGAGGAGGGGTAAAAACAGGAAACCAATTTATCGTATCCTGTGATGCTTCTAAAACTAAGCTATATGGACGATTAGAAACATAACTTTGAATGCCGATAATGCTGATTTGCTTTGTTACCCCTAAACCGTAATCATAAGAAATATTGCCGTTTTGAACGTCTTGTGTACATCTTGTCAGTGGATTACCATCAAAAGCATAAGCAGCAATTCCTCCGCCGTTTCCATCATAAGTATTTGCGGTATTTGATTGCGGTGTTCCATTTAATTGTCTTACGTTGCTTCTTAAGAATACCTGAAATATTTTAGTAATGTTACTCGGCAGAGGGTAGGATGCTTGTCCTGGAGTTAAAAAAACAGGATTTAGCTTTAATGTCCATAAGTTGACGTTAGAGTTAGCCCAATCACTTAAAATAAAATTAATAATATTAAGTGCTGAATTATATTGCTCGGCAGTTACCATGCTAAGAGGCATGCCGATTAACTCATAAGCCTTTCTGATAATCAGCTCTCCTTTTATGCTATTAAAACTATAACTTCCACTAGTTGCCGGCATTTTATCTTCCTTTTTAGTTACAATTGTAGGAATTGAGCTTTAAGAACTGAATTACTTGCATTAGGGCCAATTTTAATGAGCAAATTGGAAGCTAAAGAATTATACTGTATTAATGTAGATGCCGTAGCAGTGGCGGCTGGAGGTGCAAAATTACCATTAGCGGCGGCGGTTAAATCATCGTATTTCCCTAGACCTAAATTATTCTTTAGCGATAAAAATACCTGATAAGTAGCAGGATTAACTGTTGCTGCTACGATATTTAAGGCATAGCTTATAGAAGAAGTATTGGTCTTAGCGGTATTTAATAGAATCATTGGAAAATACCCAACAGAAGCAACGCCGACTTGAAGGGTAGAGACTGTAGTACTGTTTGGAATTATCTGCACCACACTATCAAAGCAGTTGACACTTGTAACTGTTGTGTTATTTGGTCCAGTTAAGGTTTCACTAATAAAAACCCCATTCTGATAACCGGTAATAAGAAAATTAATACCGGAAAGATTTGCCACTGAATTAAGAGTAATTCTTGGAACAATACCGAAATCAATAAAATTAACTATTCTTGTGGTTTTGTTAACATAAGAACCATTTAACAGCAGCGGAATATTTGCGGTAAGTGTTTGAAGAAGCGATATTCCGTTTGCTATGGGAGCAGGCCAATTATATTCATAAAATTGAGACATAATTTATCCTTTTATTTATATTGTATGAAGCACTAGCTAGTTATTTTTTAGTTAGTGCCTCTTTTTTTAACAGATTTTTAAAACTTATCCCTGTATAGGTTTAAGCTGTAGAACCTGTTGCGCCAATTACCCCAAGAGGAGTAAACATACCAAAAGAATAACGACCTGATGCAAGTACTGACATGGTTTCAGTTACGGGATCAGTTGTTACGTTTACTTTAAGCGGACGTCTTACAAAATGCTTACGACTTCCCTTAACATTAGTTAATCCAAACCAGTTGCTAGGACTTGTTAAGAAATGGCTTACTTCATAACCTTGCGGAATAGCTTTCATGTTATAAAGTGCGTTTATATCGTTATTAGCCGTTCCTGTTCTAAATACAGATTCAAGTAACCGACAACCTGAGAACATTAAATCTTGTGGAAGTAGCAATCTCTCAATTTGAGCATTAATTAGCAGTCCTGCTTGATCTTTCATTTTACCTGCTAGTATTACTGCTTGTTCAACACCCACTTCACTAAAGTCGACATTAATATTAGCGTTGTTATTTGCCCCAACGCGATTAGAATAAACCCCGCCATCGTAAGGCTGAGAAAAGGAGCAAAGAGGTTGTCCGTTAGCCAAAGTAGCTGCCGTATTAAATGCCTGGTTAAAAGGGTTCATAGCTACTACTTCTCTGGTTTGTTCATAAGAAGTAGTAAGCGATTTAGTACCATTAAAGAACTGATCGGCATAAAGATCATCTTCCATGGCAATATTGGTAATCTGAAAACCGAGAGCAAATTCCCGATGGACAAATTCATAAATAAACCGCTCAGCCATGCTATCCATTTTAATAGGAGCACCTTGGGTTTTCTCAAGAGCGTAGCCTGTTCCTCTAATATCAACCAACCTTTCAGTATGTTTGATAGAATTAGCCTGTTCATAGATTTTGGTATATTCCCCTTTAAACCGATCATACTGAGATTTTACCTCATAAAGACCCGGCCAAAGCAGACTTGGAATATCACCGGTTGTTATAATAGACATAATTAATTACCTTTGTTTTTAGTTTTAGTTTTCTTTACTGATCCTGCCTTATAACAGGTTTTTTTCTTCTCTTTCGGTAGGTATAATCCTTCCTTTAAAAGAGCCGGCATATTACCGCTTGTTATTATGGACATAATCTTATGGTACTCCGGCTGTTGGACCTGCTACGCCGTTGGACCTGCTACGCCGCTTGATCCGTACATATGCTTGTTAAATTTAACTAGTAGGTTAGTAAATGGCATATTTACTCCCGGTATTAATCCTGTAGGATTTGCGTTACCGGTAATTACAGGATCAATTCCAATAATTTTTACGTCTAAGGTTGCTGTAGTAGCTGAGTAAGTTGAGCCATCGAGATAGTAAACAGAGCCGTATATATTACTGCCGCTGCGGGGGTTTTGACCACCAGCGATAGCAGTAGGATCCGTGAAGGTTATTCCTGCTACTGATAAACTGGCATTAAAACCAAACCCGGTTGCTAAAAAAGTAATTCCTGTTGCAGCTGCAAGAGAACTTGATACTTGAACTCTAAATACTGCCATTGGATCGTCATTAACATATGCAATAATACGTGTGCCAGCTTTTACCGCTCTACCGCCTGGCCAGTAATCAGACTCTACAAGTATACCGGTATTTGCATCAGTATAAGCGCAGCTTATGAACACCCCAAGGAAAGCATCTGCTTCTGCCGTTGCAATAGGTTGTACCGCTGATCCGTTTGTTGGACCTGATAACTTTTGTGGTGCTATCGTTCCTGCCATGGCAGAAAGGCCTGGAGCACTTACAAATTTAATGGGATCACCTTGAAAAATACTGTTTGGCTGCGTTGTTAAGCCGTCAGCGGATGCGTAAATAAAATATTGACCTAGTTTTTGTGTTCCGCCGTTTCCTATTTGAGACTGAACTACTTCCAAACCATAAGGTCTATTAATGCCGTTAGACATAATTTCCTCATATATTGTTAATTATTAAAAAACGTAAATATTTTAAATTTAAAAAAAGATAAGCTAATTCAAGCTCAGGAGACCTTTTAACGTCTAGTTATGACGATAAACTTTGTTATAGATAAGTTTCAAAACTAGCCTTTTTGTGTCTTGCGATGACAGAGGTAGCTTTTTTAGAAAAAGATTTAGCTACAAACTACGACCTTTTTAAGTCTAGTCATGACTTCTTTTCTATCTAATTATATTATAGCAAAAAGAGTGCCACTTTTGCAAATCGTACTACTAATTTAGGGTTGTTTAGATATCTTCAATCCCTTGAGCTAAAATAAACTCCAACTTTTTCTTTTTTAATTCTAGTTGTTCTTGTTGGATTTGATCAAATATTTTTACCCATTTTTTATAATTAATTTTAAATATAGCTTTCTTTCCTTTTCTTAGATCATTTTTTACTTTTTCATTACCTAAAGCTATTCTAGTTATTCGTATTAAATACAAATCATCGTCATCGGCTAACATCTTTTTTAGACTACTGGTTGCATATCCTGTAATACAATCGTCAAAAAAATCATTTGGGAAATCAAACACAATAATAAGACTATATAACCCATCTTCATCCAAAGATATTTCAACAGAATATTTATTTGCTGATAGCGCGCATATTTCTTCTATTTGATATTCATACATAACATATTCTCTCGATTAAATTCTTTAAAAATTAACTACCAAATACCACAACAGATACGCCATCAAGTACAGGAAGTAAATTACCGAGCGTATCGGTTGCAAAAATGATGACCTCCGTCGCTGATCTAGACCTAAAGAACACCTGAAACGGCGCTATGACCTCCGTTCCGCGTGCTAATGCCGGTAATACTAAATAATTACCATCAGGAAAAGGAGTAGCAAACGTTATAACATATGACCCTTGCGCTCCGCTAACCGAGGCTATATTAAAGCTGCTCTCTATCTGGATATTATTAGTCGGGGCATTATTATCGTAAAAGAAACAATAAGCCTTAGCAGTAGCAGGATTTATAATCTTCCCCGGTATTGTCATATTACCGACATTGTCAATTTGAGTACTATTTAAATTGATTACTCCATCATCTACAGTAGCGAGGTTAATATCCTCACTCCCGCTTGCCGTAGTAATGGTATTTACCGAGATTAAGAGATTACCTACATTAATACTGGATAATCCTACTAGAGAATCTGCTAAATTAATAATTACATCATTTGTTTCCCCATCACCGCTTTGTACATTTATATTGGTGCCCCCGCCTATCTTTCGAGTTACAAAACTTAATGGAGTATTACCGGTTATTACTAAAAACCCATTTTGTACCTGAGTAGCCAGGTTATTTAAATTATTCAACGAATCGGCAATTTTAAAAATAATGTTACCGGTCGGAGGAGTAACAGTTGAATTTGTAATATTTAACGAATTATTATCCGATTCCGCTGAAAATGTAATAATTCCACTTGTTCCCCCACCAAAAGGTATTACATTCCAACTTCCTGCAACGGTTAAATTCTCGGTTAAATATATCTGCCTAACTTCCCCAGGAACTAGTACAGTTCCAATCGGGTTACCTGCATTATCTAACAAAGTAAAATCACAGCTCCCGACATTATTAAACAATAAGCTAGTACCGGTTTCTACAGTATTGGCAGGCGGCAAAGTAATTGTATATGCATCATTTTCAGAAATTACATTATTAATGTCACTAGCAATCTCCCCTTCAGTGCGGGGATAAGGCCAAGATAGTTTAATATCGCTATTTAATATGATTTTAGAATATGACATGATATTCTTCTACATTGCTCTATCAGAAAACGGCATGACCGGATTGTAGATATCGGTCTGTACTTTTTGCAAAGTATCTCGCATTACTCTTACGGCTTTTTGTTCATAATATTGCTGCTCTTTTAGCCCGTAGCGTTCATCACGTGCTAAAACAATAGTATCACCGGTAGTAATACAATCATTTTCCGATCTTAAGTCTCCTCTATAAGTACGTTTGTTTTTAAGCCTATCAGGAGATACGATATACCACTTCTTTGCCAGTAACCTATTAATACGTTCAGGGCTATTAAAGGCAAAGTAATATTCCTCGCCCGGTTGTTTTATCTCATCAATTAAAGCTTTAAAAGGACAGGTTGAATCAGTGAACATTAAATCAAAATCACTTCCTTCAAGTTCATGCTCCCTGATATCTCTATCAATAGATAGAAATTCATTATTTTTGTCTTGTTTATATTTAATTGCCATTTTTTGACCTCATTTCTTTGTTACGTTGATCTAGAAGCTCCTTGTACCTCTCGTAAGACATACCAAAAGCAAGAGCTGCCTTTTTCTCTCTATCGCTTAATTCCCTTGTTTTTGGATCTGGTATTGATTCTCGTGGAGCGCGACTGCGAACTGCTCCAAAATGTTTGGCAGGAATCATGGCTGAGGAAGTATCCTGCATTTTTAAATTATCGATATACTCATCAATCATGCCGTAATAACTACCAGAGCCTATTAGATGTTCCTTTCCTCCGCTTTGGTATTTACGATCCAGTTTAGTAATAAAGGATAATACTGAGGTCGCTAGCTTCTCATCATACTCAGGGGCGTTTCTATCTACTTCAGGATTACTTTCAAGCCAGCTATATAACCTATCTTCATATTCCCTAGCTCGAACCTGATTTAGATGCTCTGGTGAGTATTCTTCTTTAGGAAAAGTGGCTATTCTAGATGCCTCATTTAAGGCATGGGTCGCCTTTGAAATATCCGCAGTAGCTCTGCTAACTCCAGCAGCATCCCCGTTTTCCAGTGCTAATTGAAGCCGTGCCTGAGCCATTTCAAGTTCGCTGGCAACATTGTTCTTATAATGGGTAGAACCGGTATTAATAGCTTGGCTGAGCATTTGTTCCATTTGTAGTTTTTCTTGCTGTAACTGCTCTAATTGCTCAGCAAGCTTTACCTTTTCTTCACGTTCTTTTTTTAATTTAGACCAGTATTTTTCCTTGTCTTTGTCAGGAGCAGAGGTTTTAGTAGGCTTTTCTTCTTTTTCGGAAACATCTGCGGAAATATCGCTTTTATCATCGCTACTATCTACACCTTGAGTATCTTGCCCTAAGTCTTTAGTTTCTACTTCTGCCTCGCTAGCTTCATTCTTTGAATCTTTATTTTCGGCTACTTCTTTTAAAGGTGGAATAGCAGCGTTTAAGTCGCTTGTATTTTCAATATCTATTTTAAACATATTCTTACCTTGATACTTTTGATGGATTATCGACTAGCAGTTTGATTTTAAAATCCTCTACCATAATTATCGGTTCACCCTCATATTTTGACTGCAATGATGAACCACGCGGGAATATGACCCAGTCTCCGGCTTTGACGTAAGGGCCGCTTGGAAACTGATCGCCCTTATAACTATCGGGGCCCAGCTTTAATACCATCCCGACCATTGAGTTATATTCCAGATCATCTTGGACGGCGCTTGGCGGTTTTATAATTCCTCCTCTTGTAACCTCTTCAACAGGCGGTTTGTAAATAAGAATTAATACATTGATTCCAGTAACTGACACCTCTTTAAATCTCTCTATCATTGCTTCCTTATTAAAAGCTTCCAGATCAATGCCTTTGGTTTTAAAATCTTCCGGTTTGTAATTGGCTATTTCACAGTTAGTCATTGTTATTTACCTCTATTATGTGCCTGTTAAAGAGTTCAAGGGAACTCTCAAGTCCCTCAATTAATCCCACATGATATTTGTAATCCTCTAGCGTAGAAATTGATGCCGGATTACATAAAATACGCCTGTATCTATCAATTTCAGACTCAATACTTCCTATAAAGCCGGAGGTAAAAGAACCTCGGCTATAAATGTTATTTCGGTTCATTTACCGCTCCTCCCCATATTTCTAGGTTTTACTGCCGCTCCGCTTTTTGTAGCAACGTCCTTTCTAATTTTAGCCGCTCCCCCGGCGGCATACTTATTACAGCTCGTTTCTTTTTCTCTGGCTCTCTCTTGCATTTGGCGAGTAGCGAACTCTCTTTTTTGCCTATCCATAAATAATCTCCTCTTTTTCTGGTGTGGATGAAATTTGCGATCTTAGAGCTTCTACTTGTGCCTTTAACTCAGCTTCTTTTGCCTTGTACTCAAGCTTTAGTAGTTCAAGCTCGTTCTTAGTACTCATTTCCTGTTCCTTGGTTAACGTGTCTATTACTTTTTCTTTCTCGTTTAACTGGAGCTTTAAAAGTTCAATCTGATATTTCTGCTCAGCAAGTTGTTGTTGTTCATTAACTTTTAATTCAGCTAAATACTTCTCTTGTTCCAGTTTTTCCTTATCAAGCTCGATACTCATTTGCGTCTTATAGCCGTCAGCTTCAATATTTAAGTGAGCTAGACGTTCTTTTGACTCTACTTCAAGTTTTCGTTGCTCAATGTCAGCAATCTGTACCTGTAATGCCGGGTCTATAGGTTGTTGTTCCTGCTGTTCTTGCGGTGGTGGTTCGGGAAGTAGTATCTTATCAATGTCCTTAATCCCTAGGGCCTGATATACTTTTAAATATACTTCTCGCATGTTATGTAGCTCCGGATTGCTGCTAGCTAACTTTAAAATACTCTCTGCCTTGATTATTCTCTGTGTAGAAGATTCAACAGACGGATCAGATACGGGTATGACCTTTAAACTTTCTTTATCCAGAGGTAGCGTGCTAAGATTGAACATTTTATAAAAGAGCTGTAGCTCGGCGCTAAAGCTACTATGGACTGTTCTCATTATTGCCGATTGCATCCGATTGGATACTTCAAGCAAGGCAATCGTAGTACCGACAGGCGTATTCTGATTATTTTCAGTGAGTCCCATCTCTGTTGCAGACGCTAGCTCCTGTGTCTGGGCAGTTATCCGGTTAATATATTCAAGTAAAGCTGGCGATGGTCCATTATAAGGAAGTGGCATGATTGAATCACGCAAGGACAAATTCCCTGTTTCAACAGTTACGAATTGACCAGGTAATATATTCAAATCATTATTAGTAGTTTTTATTCCCTTAGCCTTCATCCCTCCCGGGAAATTCTGGAAAATAGCTGCATCAATCGCCATTTGCTGCATGGAAGTTAAGCTCTTTGAATTAGAGCCAAGTATTTGAGCAAGCCCCAGTCCAAAAACATCAAACCCGGGGAATAAATTATAATGAATGAAGCAGTTAATCCTTGTTTTAGTTGGATCGTTTTCATCCCAGTTTGGCGTAAGTGATACGATCTGATTACTGCTGCCGCATCTGGTAATAACATAAGGTAATGGTATACTATAGTCCTCAGATGCATTGTTATTGTCAAAAAAATCATTCAAAACCAGATATTCGTGCGTCTCATAAAAAGGAAAACGGGAATTTGTTGGGTCTACCTGTTTGGCTTTAGAGTCGTCCGTTGCTTCTTCTCCATCGCTGCTACCTACACTATCTAGGTAATCAAGATCAACTTTTGAAAATATCCCGCTTTGCATGTTAAAAAGGATTTCTCTTTTAGAGAGGTATCTAATATGAGTTAGACGATTTGATTCGGTAATACTTGAGCAGTTATTATCAAATAAAAAATCCTCAGGCATGATAAACCTACTCAAGGGCTTACCAGTAATCGGGTCGTAGTAGATTTTCCTAAATACACACCCATATAAAATTAAGTACAATAAAAACCGATCGTAGTCTGGATAAAAGCCCTTATCTTCTACTGTTAAGTACTCATTTAAAGCATCCCTAACCATCTCGCCTTTTAATTCGTAATCTTCGCTAACACTAACATCAGTCCTAAATCCTACAGGACCGGTTGAGGGGAGTAACTCGGAGCGAAGAGTTGCCCAGAGCCGGAGCACGCTGCTAGAGAAAGTAGTATCGTAAGTCTTAACCTGGGCAGCGTTTCCAATAGAAGAATTGGATTTAGATTTGACATTATTTGGGTCTTGTATTTCCTCAATTTTAAAGCCAAGTAAGGTTTTAGCCTTTTCAATTATATCAAGCCATGGTGCGCGGTTTTTAGTATCTTTTTCTGTTACCTCTTCTAAGTAAGCAGCGATTTTATCTCTGACGCTTTCTGGTATATCATCTGCAAAATTACTATTAAAGGCGGCATCCGCAGGTGCTAATTCCTCCGCTTCGTTATCTATACGTGATAAGATTTGATCTTCTAGGGAAATAAGTGCTTCTTCTTCCGGTAAAACCGGTTCATCTAAACTACCTGTTTCTTGTGGTAGGATTTGTTCTTCCATCGGCATTTCTTGAGTCAAATTTAGAAATTCAGGCTCAAGGTTCTCGGTAACGGATAAATCGGGGATAACCTTATCCCTTTTCTTCCGTCTTTTCCTCATGCTATCTAATCT